CCGCACGGTCATCGTCGTCATCCCGCGCCCGACGCTGAGTGAGAAATCCTCGACGAACATGGCGCCGTAATAAGCCTTGCGCGACCCACCAGCCGCTGTTTGGTCGACGAAGAAATTGACCTGTATTTGACCCGACGAAGCCAACGTCCCTCCGAAGTCCGCGGACATGATGCACTCAAGCAGTTCGTCTTGCGCGATCGCTACTGCATCAGCGTCGTAGTGGAACGTGAGCGTCCCGTCCCAATCGCCAACGCCCTGCGCCGACTGGCGATAGGCGTCACCTAGCGCGGTCGCGTCAAGCAATTCCTTCCCGATCCGAAGATCAAACGATGCCGTTTGCTCGACTTTATTCGCGGTCGTCGCCTGCGTCGGCGCGGTAAGAGTCCCGCTAGGAGCCAGCACAGAAACCAGTGCATCGACCTGTGTATAGTGCGCCATTCCCTTATCCTTCCGTCATGTAGTGGTCGACCCGCTCGCGCTTCGTCGCGCCTACGGGTTCCCACCCGCTCTCGCGGAACCATGTGTCGAGATCGTCCGCTGGCAGTGCTTTCAGAGAGGCCGCCAACGCAATCGTCGCGTCCTGGTAGTCAGTCGAACACGCCAACAGGGCGGTCTCGATCGGCGCGATCTCCGCAGCCGACCATTGCGTGATGAGCGCGAGGTCGAGACCTTGCGAGGCCGTTAGTTCGGTCTCGCGTGCGCTTCGCTCATCTCGTAGAGTCGCTAACGACTTCACGCGCTTACCTCCCTCGCGATTAGAACGTCGATGTGGGCGGCCCAAATCTTCGACGACGCTGAGTCCGATGGCGCGGGCCCCGTGACCATGCGGCCGCAGATGAGGTCATACCAGAGACCTTCGGCCTCGCGTTTCCGGTTCGCGTGCAGCACGGCCTTGATACGGTCAGCGAGGTCAGCGACCTGTGCCTGCACCGTGCCGTCGTTCAACACCCCACGCTGATACACATAGAGACGGAACCGCTGCCGCAACTCCCGCACGCCGCCAAGCTCCACGTCCTGGTCGTCGGTCCCCGTGTGCGCGATATACACGACGGGAAACAGCGCCTCTTTGCGCCGCGCCCCGATGTGGATATTCGTGACGGCTTCGCCACCATCACCCGCCAGCAGGACCGCGATGTTGTCGTCCAGCGTCGCCTTCAGCGCGGCCCGCGTCTCGTCGGTATACTGCGCTGCCGCCGCGGCTGCTTCGAGAATGACCGTGGATGCCATTAGCCCCGCCCTTGTGAGATATCGCGCCGCACCGCCGCGGACATCTCATCCTCGAACACTCGCGACACAACCGGCGCCAGTTGCTCGGCATTCAGAATCTTGCGCTGCGGGATCGACCCGTCATCCGACCCGTCTTGATGCACGAGCGCATACGGAACGTCGGTGCCGTAGGTCATCCGGTCATGCTCGATGCTCTCGACATGGCCCCGTGCGTTGCGATTCGTCAGCGACTCGCGCAGCACGCCCGTCTGTTGCAGAATCGGATGGCTTGCGCCGACGCTAATCTCACCGTGCGCAATACGCCGCCGCCGTTGCTCCACGGTCGCGGGCGCTAACTGCTGCCAGCCCGGCCCTTCGGGTAGGAACGCCTCGCCGTCGATGGCAGGCCCTAGTTCCTCCGCGACCCGCTCGAACACAGGACGAAGGTCGGTCACGCGATCATCCAGGAGCTTGAACATACGATCCATGCGCTCGCCCTCGGCGAAGTCCATCGAGATGTTCACCCATTGCGCCATCTACCAGGCTTCCGCGCGTTTGAGTGCCGGGACCATCTCGGCCTCGGACTCTGCCGTCGTCATGTCGTCGTAATTAGCGAGCACGCCTAACTCAATCGGGCTGATCCGTGCCGTGTCGAGCTGCATCGTGCCCTGGATGATGGCGGCCAGCATCTCAACAGCATCCTTGCGCCATCGGGACGCCGGGCTGACGACTTTGTTCGCGCCGTTCGCAACGTCGGCGTGGGTCTCGTAGATGATGTCGTGAACCTCGGCCGCCGTGAGACGCTCCGAGATAGCCCGTAGCAACGGCAAGTCGTCAGTATCGACGATCGGGATGGTCGCGTAGTGAACGCGCAGCATGGAGTTGATGCGCGCATCGGCTTCGGGGATTAGGTTAGACGTGACGCGAACGTCCGTGAGACCTTCCGCGTCCGTGTCAAGGGACGTGATCTCAGGGAACATCTCGAGCACGTCGGCCAGAACGCAATAGGCCATATCACGACTCCCAGAACTCACCCGCCCCGATGCGGTCCTGAGCCACCATCTCGTGCGCGCCGCCGTCGTCCGGGGTAGCCAGCGCATGAGCCAACGCCACCCGCACTCGCGTCACAGCTTCGGAGCGCACCCCGGGCCACATGGACTGATCCATCATGGCCCGGAGCCAACCCGCATCGCTGAGTTCAAGCACAACCGTCACTGGAAGGCTCATCCGACGCCCTTCGCGAAGTTCACCGCGACCGCTACCGCCACCGGGACAACGACCACATTCACGACGGCCAGGATGCCAGCTAGTTTCCACCACGCCTGCTCCAGCGAGCGCAGTCGGCGCTCCTGGTCGTCAGTGACTTTGACGATGTTCCCAAGACGCTCCGTGTGGGTTGCCTGACCTCTGACGAGCTCTTCCAGCAACCCTGTTATGTGTTCCATGTCCGCTGGTGGCATTGGTAGCCCCATCTGGTTTAGTCACCGACCTACGCCTCGGGTAGCTATCCGCCCTGCCACGTCACGCCGTCACACCACAGGATGCCGATCTCATTCTGATCGATGACGACGATTGTGGATGTGTCCTTGACCGTCAGCGCCTCGGCGGCGTTGGCTGCGTTCGCAATGCGGAACTCAAGCCCCGTCAGTGCGATCGCCGCCACGGGAAGCGTCACGTCACGTCCGGCACCGCCAGGGTCCAGCGTCTGGAACTTCGGCGACGTAGCGGTCAGGACGTGCGTTCCCGCCAGCGTCTCTATGTTGACCGCGCCCCGGATGTCGCCAGGGAACGATACATGCCAGCTTGTCCCGTCGGATCGAAACACGCCAGTCATCCCCGCCCCGACAACAGCCTGAATCGTGGTGTCGGTGTCTTCGTATACGTTCAGCTTCTCGTCGGCGTCCGCCGTGTTCTTAACGGTGATCGGGTAGCCCATGCCCGCTACCTCAGTCGGTAGCGTAACGGTGCGGCTCGCGCCGCCTGGGTCTAGGTGATGGATCGCTGGGTCCGATGTCAGGATGACCCGCGTTGCCGCGAGCGTCTCGACATTGATCGCGTCGCGAACATCGCCAGGAAATGAGACGTGCCAGTTCGTCCCGTCCGACAGGAATACACCCGTCTGGTTGGGACCGAGCGACGCCAACAACGTCGTGTCGCTGTCCTCATTCACCGTTAGGAGGAAGTTCGTGGCCGCCGTGTTCGTGATCGTGATCGGCATCCCGAGGGCAAGAACCTCAGTCGGAAGCGTCACGATACGGACCGCGCCGTCTGGGTTGAGGAGGTGCGTGGTCGGCTCGGCCATCGTGATGACCTTCGTCGCCGCCAGGGTCTCGGAGTTGATAGCGCCCGCCCGACCCGAGGTCAGGAATTTCCACGCCACGCCGTCGGAGACCACGATGGCCGATTCCGCCGGTCCGATTGTGACCTGCGCCGTCGCGCCGGCGTTCTTGACCGTCAGGTTCTCAAGCGCGTTGCCAGTGTTGATGATGGAATACGCGAGCCCGATCGACGCGGCCACGGCTGGTAGCGTCACGGTGCGGTCTGCGCCGCCGGGATCGAGCGACTGGAAATAAGCCGACGCAGCCGTCAGCGTGAGAGTCGCCGCGAGCGTCTGGACGTTCACCTCGGCGCGACCGCCCTCGCCACCGCCGCTGAAATCGATCCACGACGTGCCGTTGCACATGAGCGTCGCAGCTTGACCGCGCCCGAGGGTCGCAATCGTAGCAGCTGCGTCATCGTTGATGGTCAACGTCTCGTCGGCGTCGGCGCTGTTGTAGAAGTGGAACGCCAGCCCGTCGCTGCTCGCTTCCGCCGGTAGCGTCACCGTGCGATCCGCGCCGCCGGGGTCAAGAAACTGAATCATCGGACTCGACACGGTCAACGTGGTCGCGCCGGTCAGGGTCGTAGTTGCGTGATTCAGATATACGCCCTCAACGAACTCAGTCGGGCGGCGTATTCGGTCCCTACTCACTGGCGGCCTCCTTCCGACGCGTGCGCGTCCAGATGTCGATGTAGTGGCGCCGCTTGAGTCCCTCGACCTTCCGCGCGGTAATAGGATCGTCAGCGGGTGCTTTGAACCTATCACCGCGCGCGTAGGCGGAACCATCGAAGCGGAACGGCTTAGTCACCACGTATGTGTCCAGCATGTCAACGCCTTTCAGCCAGTCCGCTTTTAGTTCGTGTCCTTCCAGCAGTATCCGCCGAGTGCGGAAATCTGCTCGATGCCGTCAGTGATCCGAACCTCAACCACCCACGCGGCGCGCTCCTCGTTACGCCAACGGCGCACGGCGAATTTGCGACCACGCTGCACCATCCATGAGCCGAACTGAATCGACATAAGCGACGGCGCGCGATCCCGCACCAGCAGCACGGCGTCGTCAGCCCAAACGCGCGTGAACGCGTCCGTCTGTCCGCGATTGCTAGACGTGTAGGACTCGGTAAGGACGATGACCTCGTCAACCATGAGCTGCGCGGCAAGCGCCTGCATCATGGCCCCCGGGGTCTTGTCACTCGTGGACGCGATCACGTCAGCGATGTCCTGGTGCTTCAACAGGTCAAGCCATGTCGTGCGGCCCATTGCAAACACGGTCGGCCAGCGACCAAGATTCAGCTCTATCTCCGCCGCCTTCGTTCGGATGGCGTCGAGCGGGCTGCTGTTCTGGTCGCTCCACTGGTTCGCACCCGCCAGCGTCTCGCTGTTGGTGTAGTTCGCAGCGGTCGACGCGTAGTCACTGATCGCCTTGGCGCGCGAAAGCGCCAACTGGTTAGCAACGATGCGCGCACCATCGGCCAACGGGTCCAGCGGGCTATCGGCGTTGCGGATGATTCGATCCGCTACGACGATCTTGAGTCCGCGCTCTGCGAGCGTGTAGGTTCCCTGCCCGACGGCGTAGGCGATCTCTTGCGCTTCACCAGCCACTGCGATCTCGTCGGACTCGGCGCGGCGAGTGTCGCCCAGGTCATACGTGTGGTACTTGTCGCTCTCGTGAACCACCGTCACCTCGCCAAATAGGCGCAGCGCCGGGTAGTCCTGACCGATGCTAGCAGCGGTCATATTTTGGAGCGGCTTGTCGACGTGAATCTGCGTCATCGTGGGTTCCGCACCAGTCAGCGGCTCGATAACCATGCCGGGCTGAACTTCCCAACCCCCGGCTGAAATTCGCGGGTCCAAACCATCCATATCGTGCTCCTTCCATGCGTCGCGCTATTACGCAGACGCGATCTGCAACGGACCCGTTTGATAGACGCGGATCTGGTCGCCGTCGGCAGCCGCAGTGTCGAGCGCCCAACCGATGTACCACGCCTCGTCGGCCGTCTTGGCAACGAGCTTCCCGGCGGCCGTAGTCCCGACCTTCGCGCCCGCAGTGATGGCGCCACCGGCGATACCGATAGCGATAGACCCGACGCCGCTCACGCGGACTGCAACCGCGGCTGCGGTGCCGGGGTCCACCAGAAACCCGAGCGGGACATCGCCCGCGCCGTCGCACACGTCCACCTGGGTCGCGCTGGACTGCTCGACGAGATAGTGAATCTTGGTCGACAGGTCGTTCTCGGCGAGCAAGTGGTCGATGCTGTTGGAAATCCGTTCTCGCATATCGTGGCCCTTCCTCTGTGTGGCCCGTCCCTAGACGCGCTGGGATGACGTGGGGTATGCAGCAGCCACGACAGCGGGCTGCGTCGCCTTGACCTTGGCGACCGCGCTCGCGTAGTCGAGACCGGCTACCACTTCCTTGTCAATCGCGGCCTCAAAGGTCGCCATCGCGCCACCACGCAGCGGAGCTCCCGCCGCCCCGCGCGTGCCGTATTCAACGACCACCGGGAACGACGCGACCGCGAGGTCGAACGCTTCCAGATCGACCGTAGCGAGCTTCGCCAGCGCGTTCGGGTTGCCCTCGGCGTCCACGAGATGCCCCGCAGTGAGTCGTCCGGACTCCGTGTGCTTCGCGATGCAGGCGTCGGCATCGAGCGTCGCGGCGCGCGCCTCGGCCGCTTCCTTCGCCGTCTCGAGCGCCGTCACGCTTTCGCGCATTCCCACGATCTCGGCCTTGAGGGCCGCCGTTTCGGTGCTGTCAGTGGGTTCGGGCGCCGACTTCAACGCCTCCGCCGCAGCGACGATCTGCTCGTCAGTAGCGTCGTCCGCAAGCCCGAGAGCCGTGGCGATGAGCTTCGTGTCCATGTCGTTTCCCCCCTGGGGTTCGGTTCGTGATGGTTCGGGCTTCGGCGCGTCGCGCCCTACCTCCCGAGCGGTGAGCGACAGAGCCGCCATGTCCTTGATTCGTGGGTAGTTCGTGACCGCTGCGCCCCAGAGAGTCGTTCCCCACGACTTGCCCTCGGGGTCTTTGTAGTTCTCGCTGAACATGACCGACATCCAGCGGAAGCGGTCGCCTGCGATTAGCTCCACGCCTAGCGAGTTCCAGTCGATGGTAGCCATGAGCGACCCGCCTGCCACGGTCAATCCCGTGATCCATCCGGCGGCCTCGCGCGTCTCGTGGTCGATGTCTACAGGTAGGTCGGCGGCGGTGCCGTCACCGTTCTTTCCGCGCGCGCCCAAAGCAAACGCCTCAACCATCTTCGCCATCATGTCGCTGTCGACCTTGATGATGTTGGGCGAATACGTCCCGAAGTCGAACTGCCCGTCGCGCAGAATCTCGATAGATGCCTGGAACGTAGCAGGGCGCGTGCCTTCGGCGGCAAGGAGCGCGCCGACATCTCGGAGGTCGATGGCGAGGGGATCCAGCGGGTAGGGAGCGCGTCCAGCGTTCAGCATGACGATCCTCGCCTTGATACGAGCATCGCCCACACTGGGAAAGGCAGGCGACGCCTCACAGGACTATCGTTATGCTGTTAGGGTGATCCGCGCGCGAGAGCATGTCAACGGCGGCGGCTATTCTGCCGTGGGGAAGAATTGGGGCAGGTTCGCCGAGTAACTGCCCGCCTGCTGCGAAACGCCGTCATAGAGCGCATCTATGGGGAAGGAGTAAGTATCCGGTTCCAGGCGACCCCCATTACTGCCAGGGATATGCATTCTTGACCCCTCCCAATGCATATCGTATAATATGGTCGAATCTAACGACACCGTGGGAGGGGCAAACCCAATGACACTTCGGCAAGCGCGACAGGCGGAAGGCATGACTATCACGAAGCTCGCCGCCGGGGCGGACATGTCCGCATCGACCGTATCAATGCTCGAAACCGGGCGGCTGAACATGCGGGCCGACGAGGCGCGGCGACTCGCGGACGCGCTCGGCGTCGAGCCGGGAGCCGTCGACGAACTACGGGAAGCGGTAGGGTCCGATGCAGGGGCGGGGAAGAATCAGGCGGGGTAGTCCGATCCATACCACCGTCGGCGGTTGTCGGTCCAGTTCTCGCGCTTCCATTCGTCGAGGGCCGCGCGGCATATCACCAGGCGCGGCCCCCCTTCGGTCCAGTCTTCGCGGAGCGGGAGCCCCGCTTCATCAGCAAGCTGCCGCACACGGCGCGGGGTGCGTTCGAGTTCGGCAGCTACCTGGCGCGTCGTCAGGACTTCGCCCATACTAGACCTCCGACATGCGGGTCGGTTCCAGGGACGGCAGCGACTCAATCGAGGTTGTTTTGGGTTGTGGACTCTCGGTCGCTAGGATCGGGATGCCTACCCCACGGCATAGGGAGCCACCGAGGCAAGACGTAGGCGGCGCAACGCTCGCCCACTGGTCCTTGGTGAACACGTTGCCGTCCAGCGTGCGGCAATTGGAGCAGGTGTTGGCGTCCAGCAGTTCGGATCGCTGCACGAGCGTCACGTCATCGGAGCGGAGGATCGTGTTGAATCCAACATGAATGCCCTCGCCCACCGCTACCTTTGCCGTCGCGACAAGTTGCGACTGCTTCACCGCCTCGTAGTTCGCACGCGCATCGCCGAGGACACGATTGATCGTCGTGCTGCCAACCTTGCCAGCAGCCATCTCAGCGCGGAGCGCGGGGTCTCTCCTGATCTTGCGGACGACCTCTTCGCGGACGTTCTGCCGCCATCTCGCTAGTTGCTGGTCCCACGTCGCGCGGAGCCAAGCGTATTCCTTCGCCGTCATATCGATACCGGGGATGCCCACGCCGTCGGCGATGCTCTTGCTCGCCCACGTCACGGCCTCGACACCTATTTCGCGGTAGGCGTTGCGAAGCGCCGTGGTGAACGTCGCCTCGAAGTTCGCGGTCATCAGGTCGTCGAGGTTGGCCGCGTCCATCGCACGCCGAAGCTTCGACAGTAGCCGTCCCACCGCCTGATCGGTCTCAACGCCAATCGTCGTGCGAAGCGCCTCGACGAACTGGTCCCACCCTTTGTTGATGTTGGCGAACCCGAGCTTACGCTCTCGGTCGGTGATAGCACGCCAGAAGCCTGACCCGTCGCGTGTTGGGTCGTGTGTGAACTCCGCCGCTAGGTGTGGGTCTCCGATGCGCCCACGCCCACTGGCCAGATGAGGCTCCGACGGGTCTTCGCCGGTTCGGTCGTCATACGACGGAGATAGGGCGCGATAGACGGATGACCTGGGCCAATGGCGCGTCTCCGATGCTCCGTCAGGGTCATCGCTAGGCGGCTGCACGGTGATGGACTCGCGCCGGTTCGCGGAATAGTCGATGGGCGGGAAATCTAGGCCCTCGCGCAGTATCTCCTCGATGTTGTCGTCCGGCACGATGACCCGCGCCCGTGAAGCGCGCTCCAACGCTTCGATCTGCTCGATAGCGTCCGCGCGGTTGATACGGTAGCGTAGCTCGGGCATCGGTGTCTCGGAGCCAAAATTCCAGTGAACTAGCTGGCGGATGGCCTGCTTCTGCACGCTGTCGCGTATGAGCTCAACACCCGCCTCCAGGGACATGAGGAAGAGGTCTTGTCCTGACTTCGAGAGCGCGTATGAACCCTCACCGCGTTTCCCCAAGTTGAGGAATCCCGCGAGCGCGGCGCGTGCCATCATCGCGTTGTGATGGTCGATGGCTAGCAGCAGCGTAGCGGGGAGCTTGATGTCGGTTATTTCGAGATCGAATCCAAACGGCAGCACCGGCCCGACTTCGTTACCGACGCGCCAGGCTTTCAGCAGGTTCTTTGCGGCCGTGCGGTTCTCGGAGGTATTCCCGCCCTCGGGCATGTTGATGACCGGGATTCCCCCCCCGGTGCGCTCGGCTGCGATGGCAAAAATCTTCTCGAATAGCTCGACAAACCACCAGTGCTTGTAAGCGGTCCTGAGCCATCCACGGCCTTCCCAATTCGATCCCTTCTGCCCGAAGGTGATACGGATGAGCTTCTCTGCGGGGATGGTGGCGTCCACGTCGTGGTCGGAGTAGATCCGCTGATGGATGCCTGCGAAGCGGCCGTCGTCGGCCATCCACTCCTGCACGGTGCGCGGGAGCCTCGTGCCAAACTCATCCCACACGATCCGTCCACCGCGCCGCGCCCACGAAATCTCAAACAGAGAGACACCAGTCTGGTGACCCTCGATGGCCTCGCCGACAAATCGGTTCCAGTCCGTGTGGGGCATCGTCCACAGTGACTCTTGGATGAACTCCGCAATCATGGTCGCGCGGTCGGATGACGACGGGTCGCCCTTGGAATTGGTCGCGTCCTTCGCGGGTGCGACGAACCACTCCGCAGCGCGCGCCGGTAGGTTGACAACCTCGCTCACGGCCGTCACTTGGGCATCGCTCAACATCCGCTCGTAGACGTCCCACTTGCCGCCGCCGATAAGCTGCGTCTTGTATTCCTCGGTGATGACGCCGGCAAAGATGTTCGTCCCGGTGCCGCCGAGGGTGCCGGGGATCGGTCCCGTGTCGCGCCTATCCGCCGCCATCGCATTGGCGACGCGATCCGCCATACCGCCGACTATGTCGCGAATGCCCATGCTAGCCTCCTCGTATCATCGACCGCCAGTCGGGAAGTTGAAAATGCACCCGCTCCGTGAACGACTGCCAGCGGCCTGCCCATTCGAGCCCGGCGGCCTCGCCGTGTTCGCCCATCTCCTGCACGGCGTCTGGTTCATCCCAAAGCGCCTTACCGTTCATGCATGGTATCGCATCTACAGCAACGCCATACTGGTGCGCGGAGTAACCAGGCATCGCATGGGTGCGGATGACCGACCCCTTCTGCGGACCTACCGTGAGGATACACCCGAGCGACCAATTCAAAAACCGCGCCACGGCTATGTCGTCCGTGTCGGCAGGCGCGAAGAACGCCAGATCAGGGATCCCGACCTCGGCGGCCCTCGCGAGTTGAATGTCGCCGCCATTGGCCTCACGCTCCCCGCTGAGGACATGATGCTGATACACGCGCCGCTCTGCAACCGCCGTGTCGATGGTGGCGCGTGACCGGCCCCGTCGCCATATCCGTGCCTGCTCCGACCCGCTCCGCACGGTGCAGTAAACTAGCAGATCCAGCCCTGCACGCTCGCATCGAGCGTAGAAGTCCTCGACCATCGGCACCATCTCAGGTCGTAGGCCGTCAGTTTCCAGCGTTGCCATGCCTATGCTCCCTAGCCATCCGCCGCAGTAGGCGCACTAGTCTCACCGGGACATCCACCACAGGCGGGGCAGTGCAGATCGTCCGCAACCTCCCGGCCACCGACGGGGTTCCCGAGGGACGCACGACCATCGGTCGCCACCCATCCGCCACACCGTCTACAAGTCGCCTCGCCATCCATCACCCCCCCTACCGAGCTAGCGCAGCACGCCGAGCCATCGCGTCCCGCTGCGCCCGCCGCTCTGTATCGAGCTCGGCACTGAGTTTCGTGAGCGCGGCGTCACGAGCGCCGAGCTTCCGCTCAAGCAACCCGATGCGACGATCGCGCCCCGCGAGTTGCCGCTTCAAGTCTGCGATCCGGTTTATCGCCCGTTGGAGTTCGGACACGGGTTCAGACACGCGAAAGCTCTCGGGGCTCGTGTCTCCTGGCATCATGCGTGCCTCCTAGATCGGCATTGTGTCAGGGCGCGCCATGTAGGCGGCCTCTCCAAGGTCCATCGACGGCTCAAATATGATCGTCTCAGTGTGCG